GCCAGGTATTTCAGTACCCAGATATGGAGTCTCCCAGTTTAAACGTTTACCATATGCCAGTGCCGCGGCGCCTAAACTGCTACCAGCATCGCCTGGATTTGGCATGATCCATATGTTATCAAAGAGTTCACCCAAGTTGCTGTTTGCTACACAGTTCAGAGCAACACCACCCATGTACACAAGATTGTCACACTTGGTTAGCAGTTTAGCCTGCACCATTATGGCCATTACCATTTCTTCTGTGAGGCTCTGCGCACTAGCGGCTAGACTTTCTTTGTTTGCATTGTCAAATATGCCTTCAGGTAACCCGATATGGCAGTTGTGTTTAAAACGTATGCTGTCTTGATCTTCAATGATCCTGCGTTTTAGCTCAGGCTTCCAGTATAAATCACCATATGCGGCCATGCCCATTGTCACGTATTCGTCCTCCATTGGACGCAAACCTACCTTGCTGGTGATTGCACTGTAAAACAATCCAATGCTGTGAGGATAACCCTGGCGCCATAATCGTTGATACTGTGCTCGACCTTGTCTATCATACCATGCACGATAAATGCTTACAGTATCCATTTCTCCAATGGCATCTATCACAACCACACAGGCCCAATCAAATGGGCTGGTTTGAAATCCAGCCGCGGCGTGACTTAAATGATGAGGATAACTGCTTATTGTCGGCTTGTTACGATTTTTTAAGGTTTCATAACTGAGACCCATGTGCTTTTCTAAAGCACCAGTTGCGGTCCACGGGCCATAGCACTTCTGTCCACTGCGCCACTGTTGATAGTTGTGCATCCAAGGACGCTCATAAAATGCAATATGATTTATATCATAGTTCATAGTATGATGAAGTATTTTTGGACACAGCTCAGGATCATTTTTTACACCAGTATAGCGTTCGCTGTGACCAGCATATACTATATCACCTGCATCGTCTACTATGCTTACAGCGGCGTCGTGAAAGCCTGCACTTATTCCAAGATAACTCATTTATAGATAAATGGATCTCTTTTGCGTAGCTCTTTTAATTTTTTTCTGTAGCGTATTTCAAGTTTGATTTTGTTAATTAGATTTTTTATCCATTTCATAATTTTTCTACCTGCTGTTGCATGTAATTATCATCGCTCCAATGGTAAGGATATTCTATATAGCTCTTACTGGTGCTGATACTGTACACATCTAGATAATTTGTCAAACTATTCCAGATGTCATTGTGATTTTCACTGCCAAATGTAATACCAAGATCCACTTGACCTACCTGAGGGTGTCCTAGCGTAAGGCCAGGGTCTTCTGGATCAAACCCATTAGCAACTAGCCAAGTGCGGAACTGATCAATTTTTTCATCAAAAAATTGGTAACCTTTGGTTTCCTGCGCCCACTCGATATCAAAGTCACCAGCGGCTTCAGTTTGGCTTGCCATATTTGTTGTAGTAAGTTCATCTATTCTGCTGTCAGCACCTTCGTCGTTGAACACTTCCCAGTGATGTTTGCCTACTGCTTTGTTTACACCCAAGCACACACCTCCCATTGGTTTGCTGAGTCTTTCTATACCAAAGCTATCCAAGTCACTTTCATCTAATTTAAAACGTGGCGCATTTAGCCAGCACATGAGTTGACTGGGTCTGCGCCAGTCAGGAGCTTGAATACTTTTGCGTTTGCTTAATATCCAACACTCAGCCTCATGACACAGCAGGTTGAGTTGACGTATATGCCAACGTGTTTCGGCATCGGCTGCCAAATAATGAGGACTCATGTTGCCGCTACTGCCCTGCAAGTCTTCAAAGTATCTGTGTAGCCAATTAAACTTGTCGTGATTAACAGTAAGCCCCGGCAAGCCACTGCCCACTTCTCCGTCATGCATAGTGTTTTCAGGTGTGAACAAATCATCTATTTTATAATCTAGATCACTGTTATTAATTGCTTGTATGCTGGCGTTGATTTGTTTGCACATGAATTCAAGATCACGATCACTGTTGTGAAAACCAACAAAGCAGTAATTCTTTTCTAAATGGTATTCGGCTTGCAGTAGATTGTCCAATGCAGACAACCATTTTCTTGCAAGACTGGTATCAAAGACATTCATAAAAACAGGAAACACATCGCCTGTGCGATGGTTCCGTAGATTCATGGTTATCCTGTCAATGTATTGATTGCCACCACTCATATATTTCCTTGTCTTTTTGCAATATCTGTGCTAGTGTAAATGTATCTTTGCGTATGTGTTCTAATTGCAGTATGCGAGCTTTGCCCTTGCTCATACCTGCCCAGTAGTCATCTGGCCATTGTTCTTGCATCGTGGGTCTCTGTTTTAATTGTTGTAGAACATCACGCAGTGCTGGCGATTTTACACTAGGAACGATTTCATCTACTTTACGATCCAGTATTTCTCTTGGCAGTGCAAGAGGACTTAGTATAACGTCAGGTGTGAATGTGAATACCACTTTTGCAAGTATATCAACACCCAATTTGCTTGCTAGTTCTTGTATGCGTTCTACTTCAAACATTCCGGGAAGCGTGAGCGTAAAATCAATACGCCACTGTCTACTATAACGCATGATTTCCATGCCACGCATGAAGTTTGTATACCACTCACCGTAATCCAATCCGGTGCGGATGTATTCTCCTATGCGTCCTGTTCCGTCAAGGCTTGCGCAGATTTGATAGTCACGTATTTGTGTAAGAATGTCCTTATAAAGATTGATGCCACGATACTCAACCCTGCTGAGATTGGTATTATAACGAGCATATAAATTAGGTCCATCACCAAGTTCTATTATCCTATTCATGTAACGCCAGTGCTGTTCATACATCAGTGGCTCTCCGCCTACCCAATATATTTCTTCAACCCTGTGCTGTTCAACAGCCTGTGCAAACTCTTGTTCAACTGTGCTTTGCTGAAATGCTATTATGTCTGATTTTATTTCAGGACGCATCCAATTGTTCTTTGGATTGTCCCAGTTGATCATGTTGTGCTGTCTCTGTTCGCTCTCCCACGCACTACTTAGCATATCACCGCAGGTTCTGCATTTGAAGTTGCATAAGTTGCTAAAGCGATAGTCCCAACTGATAGGTTGCATTGAGGTACTACCGTCAGGTTCAGTGGTTTCCCACACACGATCATAATGATGTTTAAACAAATGCCAAAAGTAATCGCGATATACGTCGGTGTTGAGCAGTTTCTTATCACACACCTCGCACTCAGGAGGCAATTCACCTGCCATCATCTGTCTGCGTATTCTGCGCACATGATCACCGTTCCACCATTCATCCAGTGTTAGAGGTTGATATGTGCCTGTTCCACTTTCGGTGTCTATGTATTGTTCAAAGTTTTGTGCGGGTTCACGACTGGCGCAACACAGTCTGCGTTCTGTTTGTGGACTTAGATATGTGTGCGTCCACGGTGCCATACACAAGTTGTCAGGTTTATCTGGTGACGCCATTATACTCTATTGCAGTTGCTAGTTCACTGTGATGATTGCGCAAATCTGTGCCTCTACGCCAGTCTAGGTCTTCAACTTTCATTCGCAGGATGTTACCATCTAATTCAACACCGCCATTGATAAAATCAACAATACGATCAAATTCCGCTTTATGCGATTCACTTACATTACTGGCTTGCAAGCGTTGTACTGCTGTGTTTTTTGCCTGCTCAGGCATGGTACTAACACTGAGATAGTATGCTTCGTGTAGCATGTTCCAGTATACAAAATCAAAGTCTTGTGTATCAATCCAGTTAGCAAGATCTTCTAAATACATAACATTAAAAACATTAACTGTGCTGCACACTTGAAGCTGTATGTTATTGTATTTTTTCTTTAATTCAAAAAACTTGCTTATGTTTTCTTGAACCTCGCTCCACTTTGCATTGGTGCGTTGATATTCAAATCTATCATGTAAATCATCTATGCTGAAAGCAATTTCAACAGTTTTAAAGTGCTTCCATGTATCAGCGGCATGCTCGGGATACTGTGTTCCATTTGTATTATAATGTATTTCTACTCGATCTGCAATGCCTAAATCAACAATTGTGTCCAGTAACTCAAAATGTTCTTTGATCATAAAAGGCTCGCCGCCTGTGAATTCAATATAACTAATTTCATCAATTAACGTGTTGATGTCATTCCAAAAATTACTGTTCTCTCTTGGCCATGCGCCGTCTTTGAGCATGTCGTGATGTATACTATTTTTACCATCAAATTTAATTTCTTCAGCGGCAAACTGACTGCTGCTCCAACTTCCGCAAATGCGGCATTTAAGGTTACAGATGTTTCCAAGTTTCAAGTCTAAGAACTTTAAATGCTTTGCATCCTCTGTCCATGTGCTGTCTGTGACTATGTGTTTCAGTCTATTAAGTGTGTGCATGCGTTTGCTTGTACGCCCAGCACGTTCTTCATTCCAGCACTTGCGACATGTTTGTGGTTGTTCACCTGCAAGAAACGCACTGCGTAGGTTTTGCATATAATCACTTTTTTGCACTGTAGCAAGATCAGTTGTGATAAGTTTGAATTTGTTACCCAGCTCATCTTTGATTTCTTCTTCAGCAAGACAGCAAGGACGCACTGTACCAATTGGACTGGTTTCTAAACTTATCCAAGGAAGTACGCAAAATTTATCATGGGGTATTTTCATAGAGTGGTTCCAATTCAGGTAGATAGTCTCCGATGTATTCGCCTCGAATATTATCCAATTTTTGTGTTTTTACTAAAAAGTCCAACTGCATGTGACTGTTGTCATGAGCCCACAAAAAGTTAAGCGCACTTTCAAATCCTTGTGTTGCACGGTTTAGTTTATCAAATGGTCTTAGCCAATCTAGATGATTTACTATTTTTGTTTCAATTTCTCTTTTCATTTCTTCGTTGGCAATGTCAATACGATAATGATCAGGGTTTTGTAAGATGTTTACATTTAAATCCTGTGGGCGAATAAAGCCTTTGTCTACCCAGTCGCGATGGAAGTCAGGCAAGTGTAAAGCGTTGAGAATACTCAAAGTTGGAGAAATATAAAAATCAACGTCAGGACAGATTTCCATCATCTTACGACGATTTTCTTCTACCACATTCCATTTAGTGCCTTTGCGTATATATTCTGCACGTGGACCCATTGCATCCAAACTAGCACCCACTGCTACACTATCAAACTTTTTCCAGTAATCGAATACCAAACGATCTTTGAGCTTGACATGTGTAAAGTTTGTGTTGTAGATTAACCGAACATCAAATCTACCTCGACGCTCTAGTTCTTCCAAAATGAGATAGTGTTCTTCCATCATCAATGGCTCGCCACCAGCAAAGTAAATTTGCTCCACGTAATCAAGATGTGGTTCCAATTGCTCCCACATATCAGTTTCCCAGCGCCCTGCATAATTCAACGCTGTGTTATTTTCTGCATATTTTGGTCCAGCAAGAGCAACTTGATCTTTGTACCAGTTACTGCTAAAAATATGTCCACAACTTCTACAACTCAAATTACATAAGTTACTAAAACGTATATCCCAATAGGTTAAATTGAAGTTGCCCAACGTGCCGTCAGGGTCAGTGTAGTTTATTTTTCCAACATGATGTCCGTGGTGTTTGTTTGCACTTAACCGGCCACTAAAAAATCCACTTTGTTCCTGCTCATAACAACGCACACAAGCGGAACTTGGCTGTTCGTTTAGCATGTTTACTCGCAACTGTTTCATCTCGTTGCCGTTCCATATTTCTTCCATGGTTTGCTGTTTCATATCACCCACTTGCCCATCAAATTCACTCATACAGCAAGGAAAGGCTTGTCCAGTAGGCCATGCATGTAAATGCACCCACGGATACATACAGAAAGTTTTGCTTTCGGTAAGCAACTTTGTCTCTTTGTTTGTTAAACTGCTTAGATCAATTTTTAATGGATCAAGGCTGCCATATCTATAGTTGTCTTTGGCACTGTAAGGAAATGTATCAATCTTTGTATTTTCTTCGTGATGTTCTGGATCAATGAAAATTTCAATTTCATTCTCATCATCGTCATTGAGTGCTTGTAAGTATTTTACGTTTTCCTGTAGATCATGATTTCTACAAAGGTAAATTGCAAAACAATTACTGATGTCATTGTCATACAAACTTACAACCAAATTTTTTGCAATCAAACCTAGGTTGTGTCCCTTAACATACACGTCACCACTTTTTTGAATAAACAGAATTCTTTCATTGTCAAGAAATGCAGGTTTATGTAATGCTTGGATTTGGTTGTTCAACCACTCCTGTGCATTTTCATAATCGTGTGTATGCCAGTCATCTAAATTAACCTCGCCAACAATTGTATATTGGTTGCTGTATTCTTTTATTTTATTATCAATGTTCATAGTGTGTTATACCATTCTGCAAGAGCAGGAAATTCTTCGACAAAGTTTTTTCCTCTACGTTCATCGTATTGAACGTGAAACTGTTTAAAATCATTGTGTAATTTTGGCATATCAAATGCATCACTGTGCGGTGTTTTTACTACATCAAGATAATCAATCAGTCTTTGCGTGTGAAAACGTTCATGAGGTTGCAGTTGTGGATGATCTGTGTAATAGTCAAGCCACTTTTGCAGTCTATCTTTAAACTGTGTGCGAATATCGTCTGGTAATACCAATGGGCTCATAAAACTTGGAAAACGTAAAATATTCAATGTAAAGTTTGGAAACTGTTCTCCGTGACGTTCTTTCCAATGCATCATTCTTGTTAAGAAATCAGGTAGTGTTTCCAAACACGTTGCGTTGATAGTACACATCACATGCAAGCCTCTTAATTGATTGCTTTGCATAAGATAGTCCATATTCTTTTGCCATTGTATATAGTTTAATCCGTCCCTTATGTATTCAGCAGGCCCCCAAGTAGCTTCATTACTGGTATATAAATCTAGTTCAATGCCTTGTGTGGCTTGCAGCAGTTGTTCAAGTTTATCCTGTTCAAATCCAAGATTACTGTTTATTGCAAGTCTGGTACGACTGCGTCCTGGATTGTTTTTAAACCAGTCAATCAGTTTCCAAGTATGGCCACTCATTAAAGGTTCGCCACCTGTAATACGCAATTCATCAAGAGTGTTGTGTAAGTCACTTTCCCACCAATCAAAAAAAGCATCAACATAAGGGTTGCTTTCTGTAATTTTAAATAATTGTGCTGAATCGTGTTTGTGTGTAAAGTGATTGCGTCCGTCACTGATTAGTTTGCTGTATGCCCCGTTATTTCGAATGTCTTTGACCCAAGTGGTACTGAAAGCCGGATTGCAATAACTGCAAGCAAACTGGCATGTTCTATCAAATGCTATTTCTAATGTTTTTAAATTTACGTCTTCGTCGACAGGCAGATTTTTTGCGGCAATTAAGTCTTCATCGCTGTAGATTTTGCTTTTGTAAACACGATCGCTTACAGCATCACGACCCATGTCCTCTATTTTCCAACAGTATTCGCAACCGTCTGGACGATGCCCTGCTTGCATCATAGCACGATCTGCTTTCTTCTGATTGGTATTGTGAAGCAGCCTAGGGTTAGCCCTGACCTTATCAGATTCCACTAAATGGGCCGGAGGGTGGTGGCAACTGGTAGTCATTCCACTGCCCAACCAAATGGTAGCATTGTACCACTTGGCTCCACAAAAGCTAGGACTGAGTGTGTCTAACACTCTTTTGCGATAGTCAATGTCTGTTTCTGGCATAGTGTAATTATGGTTTAGTAGCGGGTACTAAGATATTTGCACTCATTCCACCAGTCACTCATTTCAGGAAAGGTGCCTAAAAAATCAGTACCACGTCTACGATCATGTTCACTGAAAAATCTGTAAAAGTCTGCTTTTTGTTTTTGCAAGTAGTCCGTGTCAAGATCTTGTCCGTTGCGCATCCAAGCAATGTCTCGATCAAGTCTATGTATTTCATAGTCCTTGAATCCTTTGAAACGTGTTTGTTCTGATTCAGCTTGCGTGATCATCCAACTCCATAAACGATCAAGTTCAGTGCAGTAGCTTTCGGGCAACAATTGCATGCTTTGCCATGTAGGTTGTCTTAGCACAGGAGTATCAAACCAAACTCTTTGATAATCATTGCTGTAAAGATTTCGCAACCCATGAATACCAGTGAACAAATTTTTCAAACTGGTGACACTGAGATTATTCATTGTAACAATAAATGTAATACTGCTACGATAAGGCACAGTTTCTAAAAATTCATTTACCCTGTCCCACATGAGATTAAAGTCCAATCCATTGCGGATGTATTCAGCGCGATGCATCCAGGCGTCAACGCTGATGTACTGCATAAAATGTTCTACTCTGTCGCCTTCGGTCATGCGTTTTACGCTGTCCATATACCTATCAAACAGTTTTTGTTCAACACTAAAGTTGCTGGTTACATTGAGATGCAATTTTGGATTATCGTGCTCCATGACATAATCAAACACACGATATGTGTTTTTATCCATTAAAGGTTCGCCACCAGTCATGCGGAAATGTTCAAGTTCAGGATACAGCTCAGGCCACCATTTCCAAAAAGCATCCACATATGGATTATGTTCTCTTTGTGGAATAGGACGCCTATTACCTATAAAGTATTTTGGATCATTGTGCGGTGTGCTAGTTGGATATGCTCCGTGCTGTTCAACTTCAGCCATCCAACTACTGCTGAATTGCGGACTACAATAACTACACTTCAGATTACATGCACTGTTGAAGTTTACTTCAACATAACTTGGCAACACATCTTCATCGCCACTGCTGGTTGCTATAATATCAAAGTCTTTCATTGCCCAAGGCTCACCTGAACGATAATGCCTATCACTGAGCTTGCCGTTGTCTTCCATTGCCCAACAGTATGCGCACTCGTCTGGACGAACGCCTTCTAACATTAGTTTACGTTGCGTTTTTTTATGATCAGTATTGTGTAGCTTTGCAGGATTTGCATCCAGATCATCAACTGGTATGCGGTGCAAAGGTGGATGATAACAACTGTTATTCCAACCGTTGGTTAAGTGCAAACTTACTTGCTTCCATTTTGCCAAACAAAAACTTGGACTTACTGTGTTTAATTTTTGTTGTGCTATTTCAGCGTCGCCGAGAAACTTGCTCTTGAAATCCTCATCTACTTCATCACCTTTGTTCATAATTCTAGCCTTGTTGCTATTGCAGGTGTATATCTTATTCTTTTGTATTTTGTCATGCAGTGTTGTATCATTTGTCTAGCATAGGTGTAATTAGCATGCGATTTATCTAGCACGTCGTGATGTAAAAAATCACCGCCATTTGCATGGGTCCATTCTTCAAATCCTGGACGCCCCCAGGTGGACCAATTGTCTAATTGTGTAACACTGCCGTCAAATTTGTAGTGCTCCACTAACTGACAAAAATTTTCTAAATCACTTATATTGTTATTTTGTACAGTAAAAATAAGTTCAGTTGGTTTTTTAAGTGTTGACACAAAATCCAAGTTTCTAATCAGTGTGTCCCAATTTCCTCCAACACGCACTTGTGAGTATACTTTTGCGCTACCAGCATCGACACTGATTCTAAATTGATTTACTTGATCAAGTACTGGTTGGTTTTTTAATTGTTTTTCGATTAGTAAGCCATTTGTATGTAAAGTTAATCTGTGTTTGTCTAGCGGCCAATTTTTAAGCAAAGGTCTGCAAATCAAACTTGCAAGTGGATCTCCGTTGCCACTCATAATAACATCAAGTTCTTGCACAGTTTTGTGTAACCATTCAACGACTGTTTCAATTTGATGCAGTCTCTTGTTATATTGCTCACCATTGATATGCATTACTTTTTCTATTCTACAACTTGGACATTGTAAATTGCAACTATTATCGATGTTGATATACAAAGAAGGGTTTGCACAAACATCTTCATGTGACACGCCACAGAGCTCAGTTGAGCAATAGGTATACTTTTTATCAGCAATGTCTTTCTGCAAGTATTGAGCAATATCGCTTTCAAACACACTTTCAAAACTATCAAAATCATCTACCTGTCCTACCGGCACCGGAAGCCATCCATCGCAGTTACAAATAAAACAATTACCATTGCTGTCAATGGTTATGTTGTTTTTTACCACATGGCAAGTATTGCGATAGCTGTTGCCCGAAGGTCCTCTTTGTAATAGATTTAATTTGTATAGATATTGACCTTCTAGTTGTATTTCCATTACCAACCCTCAATAGTGCGAATTACATCAATTTCTCTTATCATTGGTCCTCGATTGTGCCAGTTGCTACGATAATGCTGTTTAAAAAATGCACTTTGCTCTGCTGTGTACAAATTCATTGGTAGTCCTAATTGTGTATTGAGTTCGTCAGCATGACGTTTGATGATGTCTTGGGGATTTTGGTCTTTTATGCGATTCCAAATATCTTCTAGTGTATCAAACCATTGCACTTGCTTGTGATTCCAACTGCTCAACATGGTCCACTGTGTACCCATACGTGCTCCTGCAATAGCCCATTCACCATGTTCAACATCCATACCAACATTATGCCATATTGTTAGGTGATCAAGGTTACGACTATGAACTCGATGTTTGAAGTCTGCTACAGTGGGTTTGCGTCCTTGGTCAAGACACATTTTTACACCTTCACGAAAGCCTGCTCTCCAAGCATGTTTTTCGCTACCGTTGGGATAGGTTGTGCTATAACAATCATGCATGGGCCAATAAAGCGGATCAAAACAAAACTCTACGTCAGTTTCATCTTTGCCCGAGCTTGCTTCATGTGTCTGCATGTTCATTACAAATTGTTTAGTCCAGCTGCTCAATCCACCATTGCCGTACATCAAGCCATTAACATGATTTCTTGCTCGCCAACGAAACACAGCGTTGGTCCAAGTTTCGTCAGGTAAATCAAATACCAAATTAAAAAACTTTTCTTCAGGTAAATTATCACCGTCGATTAAAATAAAACGTTCTGTATCGCTAGCTTCTGCGGCTGCCTTGTGTGCAGCATCACTGCCCTTAATACCATCCACACGTTTTGCCCATGGAACCATGTTCTGTACTTTAATCCAGAATTCTTCTTTTTGTGGTTCGTCATAGGAAAGGTAGATGCAGTCAAGATCAGCTACGTCTATTTGTGTCATAGGACTCCTAGTAAGTTGTGTTTATTGCAGGAATAAATCCTTCTCCACTACTTATTAAGCATCCAGGCCCCGATGGCATAAAAGCAATCATGCTCCAGGTAAGTGCATCAGGATTCACATAAAGTGTAAAAGGAACTTGTACCCATTCTCCTGTTTTGGCATACTGTACTGCTGCTTGTCCTTCTGCAAATGCTACCTCACTGTACTTGTCCTTGACTATGTTTGTCATGTCTGTGCTAGGATTTGTACACTGTGTGGTAATAGGAAGGAGCATTGCCCCATTGGGGATTTCTATTTCTTCTGCGTGTGTTGCACTGGCTGTTATTATTATTAGGAGCGCAACTAGTTTTTTTAACATTGGACTTCTCCGTGTAAAAGTATTTACTCAATGTAATGTGTTTTAAGACTCCAACTTAATGTAGAATTTTTGTCTACAATCATTACATTGTCAGGATGACACGGTGTTCCTTTATCAGTTTGTTTTAATAATTTGTATTTTACAGTTTCAGGATATTTGATCTTGCCATCTACTACTTTAAAGTCCATCGTACCAGTAGCGTATCTTTCCTTATCAACAACTATAAAAGCACCTTCGGGCTTTTCTGTTGTAAAAAATAAAGGTTTGCCAGTATCTTTATTATAGTATAATCGATATTCGTGGTTTACAATTGGTTGACTCATGTCCACCGACTCGAGTGCTTCCCAAAAGTTAGTCATAGCATGCTCCAAATTCAGGCGCAATATCTTTTATATGATAGTGCAAAAGCCCGTTTTGAGTATGCCCATTGATCCTTACTTGGCCGCTGATTATTTCCCATACCAATTGCTTGTTCCATTCTTCAACTGTAAGATAATTTATCTTGGGTTTCATATGCACAATCTGTGGCCCACCGGGTCCAGTGAATATTTCTTCTCCACACATTCCTGCAATTACTGCATATGCTAGGTCTGTGTTTAAAGGCTCATTTTTAGCAAACAACAAACTATTTTGCACACTACTCCAATTGTTAAAAAGATTACTGAGATTTAAGTAAAACTGTCTTGCCAACGGACTTTGCCGCCAATATGTGCAAGCATTGTAAACATCGGGCAACTGGTTATCATCAATAATTCGACGATAGTGTCTACTCGGAGCCCAGCGATCGTGATAGGTCCTACACCCTGTGCTTATCCATACATCATAGTTTCTAAAGTAGGGCCACCAGTGTTCAAACGAACTGGTAAGAATCATGTCAGCTTCTAGTTTAACAGTTTCATGGAACGGAGTAAGGGTAAACGCATGCAAGTCATTTTTATATCCACCTAAATCTTCCGTAACTTTTACATAATCAAACAATTCGTCTTCTACATCATTGCCTGTGATCAAACAAATTTTTACATCACTGTGATAGGTCCTTATGCTTTTTGCAAGTGTGCGAGCACATTCAACATAGTCAACATCCTCAGTATTGAAAGCAATAATAACATAGCCTTGATGATCAGTGTAGTTCACAAAGTTTCTCCAGATTACGTTTTCCCATAACATGAAGGTCAACATCTTTGACAGCAATCCGTCTAGGTGTTTGATTGGCTAGATATTCAATTTGCCAAATTGGTTGCTGCCAGTTGACAGTACATGTATCAGGGACATGCAATAGAGGCCACGGAATACTGGCTGTAGGTCGTTCTCCTCCATTGCACAGTAATAGTGCTAAACTTAAGGCATAGTCGTTACGGAAAAAATATCGGTCAAAATTGAACAGGTCTGCGTAGTGAGTATAGTTTTGTTCAATCATGTGCCAAGCATCAAAAACATCTTGTGTAAATCTACTACGATCAAATACACAAACTGTTGCCCACCACATTTCAGTTTTTAATGCACCAAATTTTTCTATACGCGGTGCATCTTCATTGATATACATTCTAGTGTTATGAGCAAGAAAACTTTCACTGCTATCCAAACAAGATTTCAAACAATCACTGGCAATCCAAAAGTCAGCATCTAAAAGAATTGTACGTTCATATGGGCTATCAACAAGTGCATTACAACGACCACCATTGCGCCATTGCACCTTGGCATCACAGTCTGCCCAATTACGAGTAGACTTCACTGTATCACTGCCAGTTTTTATTACACTTGGAATGCCAAGATAGTATTCGACTCTCCTTGCACATTCTTTTGCTAGTGCGGAGTATTTTATATCGCCGTCAGTGGCATATATTACTGCACCTGCATTCATCTTTGTTTACGCAGTTCTTCGTGTTCTACATGCCAGGCATTCATTTGTTCTTGCCAGCGTTCTAGTGCTTGAGTTTTGAGTTCTTCGGCGTCCACCTTTACAGGATTGTCATGTATATCAGCCATTACCGGATTGAAATGTCCATGCGCAAGGCACAAATTACACTGCGTGATTAGTTCAGGACCTGCATGCCACATGCCTCCACTGAGAGCAAATTGCATCTTTGCACGATATTTTTCTCGTAGTACCCGTTTTGCTTGATTGTGATCAAAACGTGCTCGTATGCGTTGTGAAAGTTTATCTGTATCCATAGTACCTACTAGTATACATGATAATTAGTCAAAAATAAAGGCCCCGGAGGACCTTTTTGAATGTTTTTGTTATATTATATTTTAACTACTTAATACCCAACTAGCCGCACTCATTGTTGGCGTGCCCCAGGTGTTAGAGATATATGTTGTGCTTGGAGGACGAATAATCGCTGTCATTGTTAGTGTTCCGTCAACTACATCAAGTGCATCACCAGATCCGGATCCGTCTGGAGCGATAGTATCAGCAGCATCATCAATCAAACTGGTCTTGATAGTCCAGGTATTAGGTGTGCTGGCTTGATTTTGTTTTAGAGAAATATTGATATAATTTGCTGTGTAAGGTGCGCTGTCAGCATACTGTTGAAACAACTGTGTATAGGTGGTTGAAATACCACTTAAAAATCCGCCACTACCAAAAATAGTGTGGGTACCACTACCACCAATCTTGGTTGTGCCAACAAGAGTTTCGCCGTTCACAACGTGACTGTTACTAAAGCCACAGATTACAATGGTACCAGTTTTAGTGAGTAGATCTGCCCATTCTAAGCTTTTTGCGTCACTGCCACCAGTGAGACTGTAGCTTAATCTAATCTGGCCGCCTGAATTAAAAAAGTATCTAGCAGAATCAAAGTCAGCGAATGTAAATGTTTGTTCAGCTACTGCACTCACATCCCAAGTGCTGGTTGTTTGGGTTGTTCCGTTTGTTGTAAGGTCAGTGCCGTTTCCCGCGGCATTCAGTCTGTTGTTGTAAATTGAAGTGATATTACTGCTTAATGCCGCATAAGCCGAAATTGTATCGCCGGTGCTTGGATTTGAAATTGCAGTAATTGAGGTGCCTTGGTGGTTAGCAATACTGGTCATTCTTGTTAACAGTGTTGCCCACTGTGTAGCAGTAATAGTGTTACCTGCGCTTACTGGGCTGACTGTGCTTGTTTGTCCATAATTGTAGTTATAGTATGCACCATCTCCAGTAGATCCCCATATAGTATTGATGTTTGCAACTGTATCGTCGCCAGTACCTGCGGCATTGCCTGTTGCAAAAATATTGTAATCATCATCAATAATGGTTGAGCCGGTAGAATAAGTCATTTTTGTTCCTTTCTAATATTTAGCTGATGCTTACAATCGCTTCAACTGTGCCTTCGCCAGCTTCTGTCTTGTTTTCCAATGCACGACCAATAACATTAAATGCTGTTACTTCTTCAGGTAATGCACTTCTGGCACGGCCTTCTCCGGCACATACTAAACGGTCACCTTTTGAAACTGTGCCAGTTACTAATACTGGTACTCTTCCTGCCATTGCAATTGCTGGGTGCGTATCGTCTTCGCCAGCGCCACCATTCATTGTAAATGCTGGTCGAGTTGAAACAACACCAAATACATCATCACTAGCGTCTTCGATACACATAGTAACTTCAGCGTCGCCACCAAGTTGTACAACGGTGCCAGGAGCATATTCTGCATCTGACTCAAATCGTTCTGCTAAATCGGCGTAAAGTGCTGTGGTGGCTGTTGCAAATACTGTGTTAAAGTAACCACTGGTTGTACCAATGTTACCTACACCGTTAGCATTGTTGTTTGTAATACTACCAACTGCAAGATTGTTTGTACCTACTGTTACATTGCCAGCAAATGTTGCGCTTGTGGTTGCGCCATCAAGTGTTAACACTGTTGTGTTCACTGCACCACCATCATTGACACGGAAAATAATGTCACCGTCGGTGGTAATATTGCTGATGTAGAAATCATCGCCTGTTACTGCTAAACGTCCGTCACTGCCTGCGCCAACAAGTAAACCACTGTCATTGAGAATACTTAATGTACCAGTTGTGCTGTCGTTTTGATCTGAGCGCAAAAACTGTGTGCTGTTTAAACTGTCTAGCAATTCAGCGTTACTAGCAGTGCCTTGGAACTGTGCTCCACTTACTGCTGTGCTCATGTTCAAGCCTGGCTTGATAGTGGCAAATCCACTGATAGCCGCGGCAGGAGTAAATTCTGCATCCTTACTCCAAATACCAACACGAGTATTGTTTACATAAATCTGTACAATCACGTGATCTGTTGCAACGTTATCAGTTACTGTGTCAATAATTGCACCTGAAGTACCTTCACCAGCTGTAAATGCTGGACCAATTGTTACAAAGGCAGTGCCGTCATAAACTTTTAACTGTTCGTTGGTTGTGTCCCACCACAAGTCACCAGTGATGTTGCTAGACGGAGTAGAAGCACTAGAACGAGCACCCGAAATTGACTTGAAAAGTGTGCCATCATAAACTTTTAGTAAGCTATTGGTCTTATCGTACCAAAGCTGTCCAGTTAATGGACTCACTGGTGCAGTTGTGTTAGCACCACTTTCTAATAGACGAATGATATCTTCGTTTAAAAACTCACCGTATCCAGCATAGTTTTTTCCTACAAGCGTCATACTTGACGATGTATTGATAGTACCATCCGCTATTACCGCAAAGACTGTACCATCTGTTAAGTTAATGGTATAAGACATTTTTCTACTCCGTGTCCTTGTATTTAATCAAATTTAATATACCTGTATTTATGTACTGCTCAGATTAGTAAGTGTCTGAATGCGTACTGTATAATCCACTTGGATTTGTCTGTTCAATGATTTTTGAACAGGATGGAAAATAACATGTGTAATCAATCTTAGATCACTTGCACTTCCGTTCCAAGTCTTCAATCCTAATTCATCAAAAACGTAATCGCCATTTAGATCTGTTGAATTATCGAATGCTTGTTGCCCTGCTGGCTCACCGTAATCCAATAAACAACTTACCAAAATGTCGCTGTATGCATTGCCACTGGTATGACTGATAGTCATTTTGTTTCTATCAGGGTCAGTGTTTGCTGCGCTGTTGTCGTCAACAACTTTACTATACGTTTGATTATATAAATCAGCATTTTGCCCAGTAGTATTTGGTGGCAAATAGGTAATCACGCCTGTTGGATCTACACTACTTCCGCCATTTCCAAAAGCCATGCTATAAATTTGTCCAACAGTTTTATTTGCAATACTGTTTGCAAGTGCTAGACTCATGTTTTCATAATGAATGGCATTACGTTTGTCTACAAAAGTTTCTTGTGTATTAGGATCGAATATTTTAATATGACCACTAATTGCGATACCACTGGTTTCATCAGGTCTCTTCACTACTTTTGTTTTCTCTTGTGTTGCTTTCGCTTTTTTGTTCTGTAAATCCATGTTTGTATTTACCTATTAATTATCACCCCGTAAGAACTGTGCTGCCAACGTTTCTTGTTCCTGTAGCGGTACACCATCACTTGGAGTACCAGTACCTTGTGCGTACATTACTGTGGCTTTTACAGTGTATACTAATACATCAACACCATCACCTGGCGCAGTATCAAGATTAACTTCTACAGGATCAATTTGACTTACCACGTATTCGCTATCCTGCAGGTCTACACCTCCTACTCTGACACGAATTACTTCTTCAATCTGTGTGCTGTCAAGTCCTTCATTTAAAGTTACATTTGTGCAAACGAATCTTGTGTTAGTGCCATTGCCAGTAAACTCATCTTTATAAGTGGTTTTTTGATATCTTGGTTGCAATTGATTGTCTAGACTTGCGTCTTGTACAAATTCACCTTGCTGATGAGCTATTACTGGTGTACCAGCAACACCTCTGCGTAGTCCAGATACTGTGTTTGCTGTGGTATCTATATTGCGGAACAGTATGCGCTCTGCACCAACCATTATTACACCAAACACTCCATTGTCAAGACTTGGATTTGAAATGCCGCTAGCGTCAAATAGGTAAATTGTGTCATCGGTGGTTGACAATGACTGTGCCAAGGTTGTTGTTGTAGTTGGCAAGGCACGGTAAATCTTTTGATTACCTAACATGTCTTGGAAAATGGTAAAGTTAAGTGAATTAGGACTTGGATCTTGTGTCATTGAAGTTATTACTACAATATCACTGGCACTAATTAATCCGCCGCCAATTTCTACTTCAGTTCCATTTACTATAAAGTCGTCACCAAAAATCAATGGAGCTCCATTCAAACTTACAAATAGTCTTTCGCCATTTGTTATAGTACGTCCGGTGTCAAATCTATTTGATTCAGATATTGTACCAGTACCGAAATCAAAACTCCACTGAGTGCCGTTTACAGTAGCGAAATCAAAACTTCCAGGATCGCCATTCAGTGTGTCGTCACGATCTAATGGGTCAAATGGATCATTAACTTGCTCACCAGCTTGTGTTGGCCCTTGCCATACCTGCGTTAGTAACTCTTGTTGTCTAGTATCATTGAATGTTACCACACGAATATTTGCATTAGTTGAAGGGTCAACTTTAATTGTTAAGTCTTGTCCGTTGAGACTGTATTCAGCTGATGTAGTAACACTTATTAAAATGTTGGCACCGTTAGCAGGTTGCTCATTGAATTCAATGTACCTATCACTGCTTCCGTCCCATGTACTAATAATAAAATCTGCAAACACAAATTTCTTGACACCATCAACATAAACAATTACTTCGTTATCACTGATTGTTCCTTGGTTAGTGCCGCCAGTGTTTGGCAGATAATATGGTCCAAGACTGCTTCCGTCACTGGTATATTCAATGCCTTCAAATGGTCGTAGTCTAAGACCGTCTACTTCGACAATCATGTTTACGTCGTTAGTACCAATAAGCTCATTTTCTAATGTAAATGTTTTTGTAGACCCATCAAACACAAAATACTCGCTGATTGGATAGCTGTAGTTGTAAGTTGTTGGTGTTTCTTCGCCAAATGCAATCACAGTGATAAAATCTGTTGATGCAAATGGTGTGTTAAACAGTAGCAGTGTGTTACTAAAATTCAATAATCTATCAATTGTAAATTGATCTGGAGTAAGTTCTACTAATGTGTCAGCAGTTTCGCCTGTAAATACTCTTAGTGTGCCTCTATCACTGACTTCAATGTTTTCGCCATTGTTTGCAATGCCATATACTGTGGTACTGCCATCACTTGTAAATGTTTGTGACAACACGGTGCCAGCTAGACTGGTGTATTCTACTTTAACCAAATAGTTTTCAGGTGCTGGAGCGTCAAGATCCACTTGAATATTGTCAGCAATTGTAAATGCTGTAAACTGTTCACTGTTAACGATCAATACCAACTGATCAACCAATGAATAGTCTAGGTCTAGGAACAGTTCATCGTCAATGATGGCGGATCCTTGATAGCTTTCTTTAAGTAATTGATTGCCGCCGCCAATACCAAACACAACAACGCTTAATGCATCGCCAGTAAGAGCACCGTTATTCACAGTTACTGATTTGCCAAACCAATTAATACTGTACTGGCTTGGATCAAGAACGTATCCTTGGGTTTGGTTGATAACTTGCAAGGCTACTGGGTTAGGCATAAGTGCGCTAAAGAATATGGTTTTATTGTTTTCAAACCAGAATATGCTGGTGCGCTTAATTTCAAATCCATGTCCGTTTGCCTCCCAGTCTGCCCCTGGTGTGGTTCTAACTGTGAGATTTAAACTGTCAAACATGCTGCCTGGCACAAGTTCTTGTGGAGCGTGTGAACTATATGTGTCAATAAATTCTCCACCTTCAACATTTATATCTGTAGATCTTGTGCCAAGATAGGTATCAGTGAAACTGCTTTGGTAAATGGTATCAATTATTTCTTCGCTGTATGTTGGTAGACCTTCAGGACCATAATCAATGTTATCATATGGAACAGTATCAAACGCTGCAACATCATAGCCTGAGTTTTGATCAAACCCAGGTCCGTCTACTTGCACACCTGGATAATCGATGCCAGTAATTAACAATGCAAGTTCTTTGCCTGGATCTTGAATATCTGGAGTGTAATAACCCATGGTACGATCAATACCACTAAGTGTGCTAGCATCAACTTCAGTATAATCATCAACATCAAACTCACTACCACTAAACAACGATGTGCTATCAGCAACTTGATTTACAGAATAAACCTTGTTGTTGTAACGTACCAATGAACCTTCTTCGTAGTAGGTGTTCTTGGTCCATATTTGTATTGCTGTTGTGTATTCATATCTATCAAATTTGATGGTTGGTTTAATGTGTCTGACTGTTTCATTTTTCAATCTTGCAACAACAATACCGCCAGTACCGTTACCACCTGTAACAGTTACAACTGGACTTGTTGTATATCCTTCACCAGCATCAATAATATCTACTCTTACTATTTGCCCTGCACTGTTTACAACTGCTTCAAGCACTGCTTGTCTTGTTGCAGTACCAGTTACAGTAAGGACTGGTGCCACTGTGTATCCTTCTCCGGCATTCACAATGTCAACACTGCCGACAGTGTACTTGTAATTGTTAAACCACTGGCTGTAAGGCCATGTCTGCCAGATCTCAAGATCTGTATTTGCAAACGTCAACTGTGGACTTACAAACTTGTTAAGTTGATCATCATAGTACGCTGGCAAATCAAAGTCGGTGATATCACCCTTGAAATAATCTACACCATCATAGCGTAGAGCAAATTCTTTAATTTTTACATGATAAGGTTTTACTTCTCGAATGTAATCAATAACAAAGTCTTGGTTATCAGCTCTGTATACATTGTATGGAAGAAGGTCACGAATCTTGTGACTTACATTAATTAGACTGGTTTTTGTTAACCACTCAGGTGCAATCTGCTCAGACATGATGTATTCAAACATGAGAATAAGCAAGTTATTTCGGTATATGGCCAAGTCATTAATGAAAATTTCTTCGTTAAGACTCTTAAGAATTTGTCTAGTTTCTGTAATTGGATTTTGATCAAATCTTTGACTATCAAATGCTTGCAAGTCAAAACCAAATCCGCTTGAACCGTAATTATAAACACTTACGTCGATAGCAACAGTTCCATCCTCAAGCACTTTACGCACATAGGAACCGTCTACCAACTGGTAAATTTCAAACTTGTCTGCACTGTTGCTCAATACCTTAACACTGTCACCTGGATCGATACCTGTTAGTAGTTCAATGTCGCTGTATTTTTCAACTTCTGCTACTGGTCTGACACTGGTATCATATCCTGTTGCAACCCAGTTGACATAACTCCAAAATTGTGTAGTATCATAGTTTTGTACTCTGGTTAATAGTAAAGAGTAGTCACTTTGCACTGTGTAGATTGTCCACAAGCCTTCGTTATTCTCGTCTGTAAGCACCAAATATTTGTATCCAACGCCATCGACTTCTGGATCTTGATATAGCAATTCACTGTAATTGTTTAGACTCTTGTTCCATTCACCGCTGGCACTGCTTGGGGTAGCTTCTTGGCTCAGCAATAATGGGTACGAGCGTATTTCAGTTATTGGAAATAGTGCAAGATAGCTGTTTGCTCTAACAATATAGTTTTGTAGAGCTTCAAATCTATCAACTACCACACTTTGTCTTGGTCTGAATCCTGTGCCATATCTTTCAGCTGGGCTTAGTCTAGGATCTGGTACAATATTTCCAACACTGTTAGCACCGCATAGGCTGTCAACAAATTTTGTAAACAGTGTGGCATCTAAGAAACTATCAGCAGTTTCACTTTGTATTAGGTCATACTCAACATGCACATTATCGTCATTCTTGACTCGGTCAAAGTCTACATGCAAAATTGTATCTTTTGCACTGAATAAGTTGTCGCAGTTGTTAAGTGCTATAGTATTTTGACTTAAAGCGGTCAGATAAGGTATACCACTGCTTAAAGGATTCTCGATATACTGTTTGATTGCATTTGTGCTTAGAGTTTTATCTGCTGATTTAACCACACTATTCAATCCTGTGACCCAGTAGTAATATTTGGTTATAAAGTTTCCAGTACTGGTTAGTTCGCTTCCTACAACATAGCTTGTAGTACTATATACTGTACCTGGACCGGCATATTGTGCTGGTGGCACTGTGCTTTCAGTCCACTGATAAACATCAATACTGCTTCCTGGGAATACCTGTCCCCAACGTTTTGCTCTATACTCAATGGTGTCTTGTCTATAATCAATAAATCTTACGTTACTAACGTTCCACCATATCTCTCCAACATGGGAATCATTCCACGTGGTTCCAACGTTGTTGTAGCCGCCATTGTTGTAGCTTGCTGGATCAAAACTGGTAATGTAATCAATATTTTGTCTTGCACTGCCTAGTATTTTTCCTTGTAAAGGATCTATTGTGTCCAGATATAATTGTGTTTCACTAGTGACTCTGTCATATGTGAACACGCTGTTAATTTGCGAAACATCAACTGCTTGTATTTCAGAATATTTTTTATACCATGTGCTGGTGGTTGGGCTCGAAAATTCCGCAACACGTCCAAAGTTTCCGCTACTGTCTCCAAGATCACTGCCCGGAGAACCAATCAATAATCTGTTGTTTAGCAAACTTACACTGCTACCAAATTGATCAAAACTTACTAAACTATCATCGTAAATCTGACTGCCAAATACAAACTTACCTGGATTTGTTACTGTGCTGTTTGCACTTTCAAGGAAATCGTAAGTATAAACTACACCACTGGTGTTGACAATATCTGTGAATGTGGTACTGGAACCATCAAGCACAGTGTCTCCACCATCAAGAGTCATTGGTTTTGCAGCGTTTCCTTTTGGACTTCCAACAACAAGGGTAGTGCTGGTTGTCTGATCAATTTGTAGTGCTGATCCAAATTCTGAATATCGTACTGGGTACGGACTTGTAATAGTTTGTACATAAGACAGTGGTTCAAATCCTAAACTGTTATATGCACTTCCAATACCTGGCAACACTTGAAGTTTAATAAATCTATCTGCAGGTTCGGCTGTAACAATACTCAATGTGATCAATTCATTTGCAACACTTGCAGTAACATTTGGTATATCAGCATCGTTAATGGCTTTGGTATACGCTTCTGGCCAGTTACTTAATTCCCAATAATCTGTGTCGGTTAAACTTGTGCCAGTTGGAACTGCCTGAATACTATGATAGATTATATTGCTACCATTGTTTACATACACATCATTTAGGTACGCTGTGCTTGAACTGTGTAGAGGTAGGTCAGGAACATAAACTTGATAGTTGTTTATTCTGATACTGTTGCCCGAATATAGTGTACTTGGATTGGTGCTTGTTATTGTGCCATACAATCTGTTTTGATTTGCAAAACGTTCAACTTGTCCGGCTTCAACTAATGTACCGCTGTGTTTTGGAGATCCAATGTACAAACTGCAATTAGTTGGACATTGACTCAATGAAGCTCCAAATCTAGCGCCTGTTGCCGAGTCATTGCTGTCTAACGTGCTCATAAGTTTAAAATTGTTGTTTTCAATTTCAATGATATCGCCAAGATTCAATGTCACTGAACTTAAAATAGTAACTGTTGATCCATTCACTGTGTATTGTCCATTGTTATTAAATGGACTAGGTGTAAGGAAAGTGTCATTTAACTTAACAGTGAGATTTCCATTTACACCAGACGCCACTGTGTATGTTCGTGTTGTGGTATTTTCGACCTGAAATCTTTCTACACTTCTGTCGTAAACATAAACTCTACCAGTGTTGTTACGGTAACCAGGATCTCCAATTGCTACTTGTCTGCCGTCAGTGGTTGTATCAACGGCATAACCAAACTCTGCGTTAAGTGTATTCGAGGTATTTGCTTCTGTGAAGTATGCATTGTAAACAGTTGGTTGTGCCTCTCTATAAACTTGAAAAGCTGGTTCAATTATATTTGCAATTCGCGAAATAAGAGTTGGATCAGTTAGTGTGCCAGCACCATATTGTGCAAAATGTAATGCATCAATTGCACTAATATCGCCATCGTACGTTACATCACTATATGCGTACCCAGTATCTGGATTAATATCTGTAAAGAATGCTGGTACTGAACCACCTGCGGCTGCTGTTAACACAGCGTCCGTGAAAGCAGTCCAGTCTACTGCATAAGCAGGTATTGTAATTGTATCTATTAATTTCCAATATGTGTCACTGTTGACGGTAACTGTTGAATTACTGACACCGTTACGCAAAAACTGTATCTCTTTTGCTGTGCTGTCATCTATATATATGTAATCATAGTTAGGTCTTTGTAGGACTCCATTTACTCTTACACTGAAACTGTAGATATCAGTGACTGTATACAAATCTTCAATCAAAAAGTCAATTTGCGGGGTTGAACCAACTGTCCAGCTTTTGTTTGTTTTACGACTGATTCTGATTTCGTCGCCAAGATTTGGTGCAGTAACAAATTGCACTTCAGGAGCATCATAAGTCCAGTCAACTCCTAATACTTGCAAAATGTTGTTTCTTGTTACAAGTATTTGATCAGCGCCGATGCCACCAGCAGCACTATCATCGTCTACAATTATAGTATCGCTGATATCATAATCTGTGGTAGTGCCGTTTCCAACAGCTTCAACGACTTGATTTTGCACGTCAACTCTGTTGTATGCTCTGACAACATTATTTCCTGGTCCGCCAATGTACATCCATCTATCATCTTGACTGATTGCAACACTTGACCCAAATTGTTCCCAAAGATAGATATAGATGCTCGCACCTGGATCAACTCTTGTGAAGAACTCAATAGTATCCGAGCCAACAAGTTGCCAATCAGTTCCTGCTGTCTTAACTTCATCGTCTACTAACACTGCAATTGCTGTTTCGTCGGTGGTTGTAAATGCACTGCTAAAGTCGTATAATTGGGTACTGTCTTGACTTCCTAATGTTTTGAAAAGGTTACGTGGTTCAGGTGTAAGTATCTGACTGCTTGAATATGCACCATTCGCACTATCTCGCTTGATTAACAAACTGTAGCCTTGTTTGCCTCCACTTTGTGGACTTCCTGCGACACTGAACTGTTGTCCACTGCTTGCCAATGATGAACCAAGGCTAACTGTATTTCTGGCACCAAGCACTTGTACTGTTGTATTCACATATTCGTTGTTGGAATTGGTGTTAAATGTGTAAACAGCTCCGCCTGCAACTGCAAGCTCAACTACACTGCCTGCTCCAGGTGCAACTGTAAAAACAACGTCTCTTGTACCAGCCGCGTCGTCAATACTGATAGTGTAATTGGTGTTCAATGTTTGGGTAACGCTGTTTAATCGCACAATTAATGTTGTGGTATCACTTACTGGCAAGCCAAGGAAACTAAACGTATCTGCTAAACCGTCTCCAACATAGAGTAAATTTTCTTCGTAACCTGGCGAGCTTATTAATGCACCCTGACGCAGTAAACCTTGACTCACTGCTGTGCCAAACTCTGCATTTTCAATTGCATCAGCTTCAATGTTTCCGTTTATCGTAAACGCCGAGTCACGTTTTTCGTAAGCACCCCAGGTACCGTCGCCAGCATTGTTGACCCAAGCTCTAGTCAATGGTGTTAGTGTGTTTACTGTTGGCAAACTTGCAATATCACTTGGTTGTGCTACTCTTACGCTGCTTAAAACAAATGCATTACCAACACCAGTTAAAGAGGTTTCGTCTCCACTTAGGCTTAGATTAATAGTGACTGCCTTAAGTCCTGTAATTGAGGTTGGTTTATAGGCTCCGTCGACTTCATCGTCAAAGCCTTTGATCATAAAGATACTGCTCAATCCTAGATTGTGATTGTTTCTAAATGTAAGAGTACAAGTGCCATTTAGGTTATCTTGTACTTGCTCTAAAACTGTTCCAAGATCGTTTGTACGGTAGACATCCCAGTTATAACTGTTGACTTTTGCAATCCAAATTGTTGTTCCAACTCTAACTGTTTCCACTTGATTGATTATATCAGTAAGATCATCAATGCTGAACACTTTGATATCAACATCATCCCAATTCACATAACCTGCGTTTGGCAAATCAGTGTCTGGTTTATCTGTTGTTAATGCAGGGAACACATTAACGTCTGTGATTTTGTAACTTTGTTTGTACAAAGCATCCAGTGTTAAACTTTGATTAGCAGTGCTGGTTTGCTGAGTGTTTATAAGCTGAATAGTTGTTGGGTTATCGGTAAGCAAACTTTCATCAGTTTGTATTTCAATAAAAGCTCGGCTTGCTGTAGCACCGTAACTGGCTTTAAGTAACGCCCAGTTTTCGATGATATTGTAATCAGCAACTTCCTTGTCTAAACGTGCTTGTGTGAAGATTTCAGCAGCGCCTACTGTGCCTTTGGTTTTTAAGAATTGCTTGTACAACTGAACTTGTGATACGTCGTCAAGGTTAAGACTTTGCATGTATTCACGTGGGCGGAATCCAATGAGTCCAGCACCTAGCAAGTCAGCATCTGTTTCAAGGTTGGCTATGTTTGTATCGTAGTAATTTGAAATAAGTCCAGCTTTGGTTGCTGCATTTGGTAACAAACCTTTGCTAATCAAATCATAATCACTCTTGATCCAATCATTGAAATCAAAAGAGCCAGTTGGACTTAATAACTTTCCTGCACTCCAGTATTCATCTTTGTAGAGTACAATTTCGCCTTTGCTGTACTGGCGATTTGGTTTCCATTCTTGAATATTGTCTTGGTTAAGAATGAATCCTTGTGCATCTAGTGTGCCGTTCCACTCATAGGTTACAGATCCATTCACTAAAAGTCGCAGTTGTCGCGCACCAGTGCTAGGATTATAAATCAAATCATTGAACAAACTGGTGTTATCAAAAACAATGATGTGTTCGTATGCAGTGGTTTTTGCACCAAGATAGTTGATAACATCATTGTTTGTTGTGCTTAACTTAAAGGTGTTTTCGATTCGACTTACTAAAAGTTTATCTTTGCCAATAGCTTTTCTGTCTTGACTAAAGATTGGTTCTGAACGTGTGCCTGAAACATCTTCAACAATTTGATTTGGTGTGTTGATCGTAATTTGGTTTGCGCCTGGATTAAGATTAATCAGGCTTCCGCTGCCCCAACCTTGATTGCTCCACAACACAGCTTCTTGTGCCATTTGCAACCAATCAAGTACCACTCCGTTCTCAATATTGTCAAATACCATGTTTGATCTTTCAAGATACACACCGTAGCTTACTAAAAAGTCTGCTAGTCCATTGAGTGTTGTAAATTCATAACCATACGGTATTCTTGTAATGTTGTCACTGTGATCTTTGTTTACCCGGATTGTGGTATTTCCAACAACCAATGTGTCATAGCTGCCATTAATAACACTGTTGTAAATTGTGAAATAAGGATTGTTTATGCTATAACCACTTACAATGTATCCACTATCAGTTCTTTGTACAATTACACTGCTATAGGCAATTTGATTAAGAGTTGGGTTTTTGTAAAGTTTTAACTGAAAACTTTCATCTGGAATAAGCAAACTGGTGTTTAAACTGTCAGGTGTGCTTTTTTCAGTAAAAATTTTCAAATACTTTTTATCACTGTACGCACCCATACGGTAAGCAAGTCTGACATCAAGATTGTCAAGTCTTGTCATTATTTCGTTTGCACTGTCTAATCCTGAAATCTTGTTGTAATCAACAATCCAGTTTAGGTAACTGTTTTTGCTGGTGCCTGTGCCATAAACCACTAGATTTTCTGGTTGTAGTCTAAATCTTTCATTGTATAACCATTGATCTAAACCAGTGTCATAGCGGTATAAATCAATGTCAGCATTGAGTGCAAAGTATTTTGCTGGTTGTGTTAGAGCAAGCAATTTTTGTAGAGCAAACTGATAGCTACTGCTACGTCTCCATGCTGTTTCTGTTGGGCCTCCATCGCCAAAGACCCAACTCTTTTGGAAACTTCCGCTATCAAATGTGCCAACCACGCTTTGTAACGGAGCAATTAAATTACCCAGGCTGTCTACTGGAATAATGCTTAATAAATCAGGACGAGCATACTGACTAAGTGTGCGTGGATTGGCAGGATCAGCAACATAGCCTTCTGATAAATCTTCCCACAATACAAGGTTTCCGCTGGTATACGGTGAACTACCGTAACGTAGATCCCAATAGTCAGGCTTCTCAGTGAAGCCTAGCATTTCCCATGGACGTAAATGTGGTACATCTGTATCATAGAGATAGTTGTAAATGCCTCTCCATGCGCCTAATAGCAAGGTATTGTCAAGTTTGTTTTGGCTTCTACTGTAGTTGTAGGTAAATTCATTGCTGGCAATATAATCTTGATCTCTAAAAGCAACACGGTTTTGACCTACCCAAGACAAGAAACTTTCGCTGAGTATGTTGTTGATTTCAGCAAGGCTGTAGTCGGTATCACGGAATTGTCCTGGCATAACGTCAGTTATTGGCAAAGGAGGATTGTAGCGATTTAAAACTTTAACGTTGTTGTAAACACGTCTTTCAAATTCTATTAGAAGATCGTCTCGGTCATCGCCATATGCAATTGTTTGAGATCCATCATGTCCAATGATAACGTCTTGCGGCGTAATGTAACTGTTGTCTGTAACTTTTTCTGGCTCCCACACTGGAGCTAGTCCTAGTTTGCTCGGAGTATTAGGAATATAATTTCCTAAAGTGCTTTCGTATTCACGAATGACCAGCTTGTCGCCAACACTTAATGTGGTGGCAACTGTAATTCTTGGTCCGTCTGTTGCTACAGTATAATCATGACCGTCGCCAATCAACAGCACATCATTCAAGTATACCAATATGCCTTGATAATTTGCTTTGGTAAAGTCGTATGATCTCAAAGTTGAAAACACTGTGCCTGATATAGCCGTGATTGTGTAACTTGTTTCGTCGTATGTCTCCCCACTGGGAATCATATCACTGTAATAGAAAGGCGAGTTGATGTTTTTGCCTACATTAATAAATTGTAAGATATCATCTAAAATTTTTGCTGTAGTGCCACTCCATGCTTTTGTGCTGTAGGTATTGATCAGCAATGCTTTAAAATTCTCGTAACTTCTTCTACTGTATTCGAGACTGTTAAAGAATTGATACTCAGGATCGTTTATAAAGTTTGCACACATAGTCAGAGGCGAGCTGTGTTGAATAATCTGATCGCCATATGGTACAACATCACCAAGATCTCGGATATTGTTTGCGCCGTGAATACTACCATCAAAATTTGACAGGTTTGAGCAAATGGTTGTATAATGGTTTCGTGCCGTACCAAGTGTAACACTGGTTACTTCGCTGTTAAGAGCATTGTTTTCAAGATTAAGTGGAACGCTGTAATAGCCAGCATCGCTCACTGACTTGCTGACCACACTTACCTCAACCAAACTTCCAACGGTTGGTGCAGTGGTAAATGTTATCACAGTAACATTACGAGTGGTATCTGTGCTGTAGGTATAATTTTCAGGTAGATAGAATTCACCGTCAACATAAACCTTAACAGGCACATCTACACTGCTGTCAACCAACACATCCAGCAGTAGATTGTTTCCAGTGTATTCAAAACTTAGTATTTGTCTGCTTTCTCTGTCAGTGTAGGACTTCTGCCAGCCTGTTTGTTTTTGGAATGTGGTTCTATCAGAGTAAGTTCTAGCAAAACCATTTTTAATGTCTAAGGTGGTGCTTACGTTGTTGCTTACATAGTTGAAAGAATCAATGTAAAAATAGTTTTCAAAAACAATATCGCCAATGTTGTTGACACTCAAATATTTGATTGGAAATCCAAGTTCAGAATCTGCAACACCACTGCCAATTCCGTAGCCAAACAATTTGCTACCAGTAAAACTGGTGCCCACATAATATGTACTATCGCTAAAGCTGTTACCGTTGCTATCAAAAACATCAAACAATGGTGCTTGATTAGTTGCAGTTTTGTCTTGTGCATCTACCCAACTGGTGCCATTATAGTAGTAACTTTTGCCCTGTCCAGTTAATCCTTTTGTAACTACCACTGTGCTATTAGAAGGAACACCTGCCGTGGTAATGTCTGCTGGAGTAAGATTAATTACTGGTTCACTGCTGTCATCAAACTTCACAAACTCAACAGTGTAGATTTTGTTTCTAACTTTGTCGTCGCGATCATCGGCAAATATAACTTTTGTTCCATCAACAAAAGGATACCCATCAACACTATAACCAATTGTTCCATTAATATCACTGAATGCATCAGTGGCATTGAAGTCAATTACATCAACTTTGCCCACACTGCTTGTACCAAAGTTGAACAATTTAAGTCCAGATAAAAATTCTAAAATTGGACGTTTTGCTCTACTGTCATTGTCAAGAACCACAGCATTATTGTTATAATCTGCGGTAGCATTGATTACATCAATGTGAAACCATCTGTTGCTTCTACTCCAGGCATTCTCATCTGGGCTAGCACGGTTAATAGTAATATAGTCTCTAACCAATGGTGCATTTAGTGTGTCATCAAAGTTACCTTCATCATATGGTGTACTGTCATATGGTGTACTCGAACTTTTGGTAAATGGTTCAGGTGTAATTAGATTATCTACTGCAATAAGTTCGATCAATTTGCCTACGCCTTCCACATAATACTCATTACCACTGTAACTAGATGGGATAGTAGGGCCGTCGAATCTTACTTTGAGTCCGTTTGTAAATGTGACACCATTAGGACTGGTGTAGGTGCTTCTGGTCAAAATATCATTGACATTAAGATCAGGAGAATCTTCACTGTCTAATAATTGAATAGTGCCAAACTTGCTTGGATCAGTACCGTCCACATAATACAATACATCAAGATTTGCAGTTATAAGCGGAACTTGTGCAAACCATTGTTGGTTTGTGCGATAAAAATAAGCGCCACCATATGTTTTACCGTAGTTAATAATTGCTTTTGTCTCAAGGGTAAAGGCACGTTCTTGTGTTAATTGTATTGTTGGATCACTGCCTGCCGTGTAGCTGATTCTCCACACACTGTATTTGGTATCTGGATTAGTGATAATAGAACTATCGGGTCTGACCCAACCTCCATCTTCGCCGCCAATTTGCGTTAAGAAGATAATTGTTCGATTTTCAATATCTGTTATGCCGTCTATACCTGTAGGGTATTCATTGAAGAAATCTTCTACAGTGACATTGTTAATTTGGTTGTACTTCAGATTGGTAGCAAAATCAACGTTGCCGGCACTAGCCATATCATTATAAAAATCTTGTGCTCTTTTATCAGGCACATTGAATTGTATAAGTCCAACGTCGTCGCCATTGTTGGTTACTCCTAGTACATCTCTTGTGCTTTGATTACTAAAGCTAAATGTTCCATCTCCGGTGGCGGCTTGTATCCAAAACGGATGGCCAAGTTGATTGACACTAAACTGATAGTTGCCTTTTCGTAGCAAGGTAATAGTTGGAAGATTGCCATTGTATCCGGCAATGCGATATCCACTGGTTGTTCTTGTGATATCAAAAGTTTTAATAAGTGCTGTTTCAGTAGCACTAACGCTTACACTATCTGGTCCTTCTGGTAACCAATAATATTGACCATAGTTGATCCATTTGTCATAGTCTACCAATGGATCAAAAGAATAATATTGACTACTCCACAAACGATCATGTCGGTTGACCAAGCTATCGTTTACTGCTAAACTATCTACAATACCTGGATATGTTAAAACATCGTTAACATTGTTGGTATTGGGTTGTAAAAAAGTTACTGCTGGCTCAAGTTGATAGTTGTTTCTGTTTTCGGTGCTTTCAGGAATGTAAACATCATCGCTTGTAACACCAACACCAATTTTCCTACCAATATAACCTTGAGTTCGCTTTAACTTTGGTTCTTGTATCAGTTGGTCAAGGGTACTGCCAAGGAATTGTTTATTTGTGTCGGTTTGAAAGATTTCAGGTAAGAAATCTACACTTCTTATTCTTGATGCCATTAACTATTTCCACCAGTGGATATTCTTAACTGACTGTTAGTGAGTGCAGTAATTACTTCTACATCGTTAACTGTTGCAGCGTTTACAAATATTTCGTTAGCTCTTGCTCGAATTTCATATAGATCGCCAAAACTCTTTAGCGGGTCTGTTGGCACAATTACAACACTGCTGATTATATCGCCAAGCTCTTCATGCAGATATGCACTTAGCTCACTGAAGAAGAATGTTTCACCAAAGTCCCAAACGTCTATAGTAAAGTAATCATTTACAGAAGCAATTACACTACTTTTAATTTCACTAATGCTTACAGTTGTGTTAGGATTTTTAATTACTTTAAAAATAGCTCGTAGCTCAGGTTCAGCTTTGGCTCCAAAAAGTGGCTTAAATGTTACACTGTTCATTATCACGTTGTCACTGATCATTTTATAATTGTTAATGTTGCTATATGTAGTTGTTAATTGTTCAATAGTAGGCTGATCAGGCTCGGCTACTGTGCCTGTGCTATCCTTAATATAGTTTTGGTAATCAGTATAATACGAGCTAGTTACAACGTAAACATCAATGATGTTTGTTGTGCCAGGATCAATACGTCTGCTGAACGGACTGTTGTGTCTATATTGGAATTTAAAATCTTGTCTACCAATCTTAACTTGCCAATCGGTTACTTCGGCGATTGTTCTTATGCCTGTAACACCAACTGTAAGTTGATAAAATTTTTCATCTGTGGTTGCATAAAACACTTGACCATCTGCGTATTCTGATTTGTTTAATTCAATACTTTCAAGAGTGCCGAAACGTGTCACCACTGTGCCACTTGCTACTGGCAAAAATCTTTCTAAATTATCAAAGTCTGCTGTTTGTTGAAAAAATACCAGTTTGTTAGTCGGATTAGTGGTAGGTGCAACCAAGGTTTGGAAATAATCTGGATCATCAGCAACACCATCGTTGTCGCTGTCTCTAAAACTTACTCGCACTCTAAAATCATCAACAAACCCGTCTGTTTCTGCTGGTTGGCCAATGATATCTAATACAGTATCATAATTCACTGGCGAACTAGTGTCAGGAAGATTATTAATCTTTAATACATTTATAAAATCGTTAATTGTTGTTCCAGTTTTTGGATCATAAATTCTATCATTGCTATCAAAGAAGAATCTTGTCTCTAGCACACTGCCCCAGAATCTTTGCAAACTGCGTGAACTTACAGTGTAGGTTACACCGTCAGTGATAAATTTAACAAGCCAACTGTTATCCAACCCTTGTCCGGTTGTGTCTTGTGCATAGTTAAGACTAAATGTATTAGCAGTGTCAAGATTGGATGCTGTGATTACATACCAACTTTGCGATTCTGTGTCGTAGCCAAGTCCAAAGTTTCTGTACAGTTCAACATTGGTCTTGATATTTTGTTCGGTTGCAACACTAAGATCAGTAACAAATTTAGGAATTACTTCTGTTGGAATGGCGCCAGTTGGTACAAAATCATTGAGTGTGATAGGACCAGTACCATCTGCTAGATTGCCCTGTCCAAAATTGGTACCATCTAGTGTAAGACTTGCCACTGACGCCCAAAGACTGACTCTATCATTCGGCAAGGACGGCGTACCAGTTTGTAATCTATTTGCACTGTCAAAGTATTGTCCAGTAGGCGCAACAAATTTAACCAATGCACCAACAATAATATATTTTTTGTTGTCATTTACAGACGGACCAACCGGTGCTGGTTCATCGTTACTGGTGTATGTAAAGTAACCAGTTGCTTCATTGGTTTGTGATGTGCTTTGTTGCCATTCAAGCGCAAGATTACTCAATTGTGGTCGTGGATAATTGTTGTAATAGAATTCAATCATTCCACGATTGCTGATTGCTGGCTCCACCTGGTTGATAATAACATTATTGATATCGTTGATATCAGTAAATGTAAAATTAAAACTAGGAATAGCATCAGTTTCGTATAGCAATCCGTCGTCTGCAAAGATATTTGTACTTGAGTATTTTCCAGTAACATCCACAAGATCAAGATAACGGCTTGTGCCAATGCTACTGCGGTTAACTGCTTTGCTTTTAATAACTGTGCTGAACAGTGTGTAAGGGAAGTTGTTGTAGTCTTCGCCGTTTACCATTCTGTTCTGAGTATAGAACCTTGCTGGTGCTCTGTTCTTTATGTCCGCAATGTTTTCTCTGTTGTTTGCGTTGCTCACTGGCTCGGCAAGATTACAGGTAAAAGTTAGAACTTCTTGTCTACCGTTGCGACTGATATAATTCAAACTGATTTGAATATTTTGCATGTCCTCAGGATTGATCACATACCGCAAGCCGTTGCTCGAACGTACATAACTCCTAAAGTTACCAACTGGTATAGTACTAAACACACCGTCGCCAAATATTAAATCAATTTGGTCGTTTGTTCTACTACCTACACTGAAAAACTTTCTTGCATCTGGTGCAAGTTGTTCTGCGGCTGCCGCATAGATATTTTCTACTTTGGTCCACTGTTCTTCAATTGCGTTATTGCTGTCTAATTTGTACAGCCAAACATCATCATTGTTAATGCCTTCAATGTTTACATTAACAACGCGATTGCTTACACGTTCGCTTAGTGTAAAATCGTTGTTTTGTAAACTGCCTTGTTTGAAATACAAAAAGTATCCAGTGTTGGCACTTGCAAATCCAAGATTGTCATTTCTGTAAAGAATATTAAAATCACTGTCTGGACGTGGTGCTGGTTCGTAAATTGTATCTGAATTTTCTGTGGAAACATTCACTGCTTCAAAACTCATGCTTGTGCCATTCACTGTTTGAGTAAAAGGCACGACTGGTAAAAATCCTGTTGCAAGATTTACTGTGTATGTGTCAGTGGCAATACCGTTGATGTCAGCTGAGCTTCCTGGCTTACCGTAACGTTGTGTGCTTACCATTGCAGCATTTACAACAGTATTAAACTGCTCAAGCCAATTTGCATTGGTTACATCATTCCAACTTATTTCTACACTGGATAAATTAAAACCGTTAAAGTCAGTGATATTTTCTGTTGTACGAACGCTGGTTACTTTCAAATATCCTTGTGCTGCAAGATTACGTTTTGGAGTATAACCAACTAGATTTGATAGTCTTACTACACTGTCTCTACGTTCTGCTGTGTCTAAAAAGTTTTCACGAGTGTTTAAGTCGTTACGGTAGCTGAGGCTTTGGCCCATAAAGGCCATTACATCCAACAGTGCAATGAATTCTGAACTTTCTGTGTAGTCGTTGAAAGTTTCTGGGTAATACAGTTTAAGATAGTCAATAAAACTTTTTCGCAGAGTTTCAAAATCATAACTCTGAAAATCAGCTTCGCGATAGGTTTGGTAAATCCTTCGCCAATCCTCTACGCCAAAAATTGCAGTTTGTCTTGTTGTTCTTGCCATATCACCTTCCGATGATGTATTTAGTACAATAAAAAACTACGCAGTTTATACAAGCCTAGCAACTCTTGTTTGTTCGTCAAAAAACAATAACAATCTTTCGGCACTAACACCTTGTACAGTGCTTACTGCAACTTCCAAGAGTATTCCATTGTTTTGTGGATACATATCAACCTTGTCTAAACGCAGTCGAGGATCCATGTTTACTCCACGTTGTATTTCTTCCTGTATAAGCTCGGCAGTTTCTTCAGTCTGAGGTTCGAACAACAATTGCCATATCCGTGTACCATAGCTTGGACGTCCAGCAATTTCGCCCTGTTTGATGTTGAGAAAGTTTAAGAAATCTCTTTTGATTAATTCAAAATCAGTGAGCACAAAGTTTTTTTGTGCGCCAATTGTGTTGTATCCAATAAATGTTGCCATAGTGTATTTAACTCCTTATGAGGATCCTAAACTGAGGCTACTGAAGCCACCTAGTATCAAACTTGAATAATACCTGCGCAACAGATTTTCAGGTCCGTATATTCTAGTAGGCTGTCCGTCAATTGTGGTTTGCACCCATGGATCACTGGTTTGTATATTAAAGTCAGTAAGACTTCCGTTACTTTGTACCCTACGGTTTTGCACTGGAGGAGTATCTTTGGTTGTGTACTCGGGCACAGGAACCTTGTCATTGTTGATCACACTGTTCACTGCGTCGTTAAGACTTGATCTTTCAAAAGTATCTTGTAGTCCTGATATGATTCCATCAGCATCAATTTCTGACAGTTTGTCTTTTACTAGATCAACACCAAACTGAGCTCCACGAGCAATACTGTCTAAATCAATACCTTGTGCAATGTTTCCAAGATTTCCGTTAACCCAAGATTCTAATGTTGCTGCATCCACTTTGCTAGCGGCTTCCACCAAACCAGAAAGTAAAGCCGAATCTTCGAGTCCTGTGGCTAATCCTGTAGACTGAAGTTTTTGCAAACCGTCCGCATACAATTCAGTTTTTATAAAGTCTTGAATATTTGGATCATTGAGGAATCCATCAATATTAGTAATACCAGCTTTGCCAGTAAAGTTACTGGCGTTTTGTAATAGGTTAATTGTATTTCCGCTGTCAGTGAGGAAGTTTTCCACCACACCTGGTTTCAGTACGCCTACTGCTTGTAACTGTTCTGGCGAAAGTCCAAATTTTCCAGCACCAAGTTCATTTGAAAGTACTGCACTTCCTTGCGCTATTGCTTTGTTTGCCTGTGCTAACATTCCTGTCACTTGTTCGGGTGTAATGCTACCAACGTTCTTGGCTGCAGGAGCTTGTGTTTGTACGTCTTCGGTGCTTACTGGCTGGCTCACTGGAGTTTCAGTTTTTACTTGTTCGGCCTTTGCACCACTGGTAGCAGGCAAAGGCGGCGGTGCAGTCTGAATTGGATTGGTTACACTGTTTACACCCGCATTGTGCAATGGCCAAGGTTCATGTGCTGGTGCTCGCGGTACAATTGTTTGCAGAGATGCGTCTTGAGTGACCCATCCTTGATCTTCAACCCAAAATACATCAGGCAATTCTGCTCTAATAATTTTTGTAGGTATAGTAACATCCGGTGCTGTTTCGCTGTTAAGCAATATTTTACCTTCTGGTTTATTACTGCTTACAATTACATTTGCTTCACCACTGCCAATGGTAGTATTCTTTTTGCTTTTTAAACTGAGTGTTCCGTCTGCTTTTACACCAATAAGTTGTTTGCTGTACAAGGTGACATTTTCAGTTGCACTTAGATTAATACTTGGACTTTCGGCATTGATACTGGTATCCGCATTTATGTTAAGTCGTCGTCCAGCATTGATATTAACATCTCGATCGGCATGCAAATTCAAATCACCTTGTGTACGAAGGTTGATACTGTTGCTGGAATACACATCTAGTGTGCCTTCTTTGCCTAGTTCGATCCAGCTTTGTCCGTTTGCATGGATTATGTGTAAAAACTGTCCATCATCGCTCATCATTATTTGATGACCTTGGCTGGTACGCAATCTTATCATTTGATCTTGTCCGCCAAGACTGCCGTCGTCCATTACAAAACTGTGTCCGCCACGACGTCCAATGATATTAAAGTCGCCGTAAACTGCCGAGCGGTCATTGATTTGTTCTTCGACATCAACATCAGTGATGCCTCCTTGAAAAATTGGTCGTCCTGGTGTGCTTATACCATACACTGAACTTGGACTTTCTCTGTAACTGTTACTGGTAATTGTGCCGCGTATTTGGTCGTTTACCAAACCTTGTTGCAGTAAAACATATGCAACTCTTGAATGCACAGGTTTGGTATTTTCAAAGAAACGTGGATTGTCTGCTTCGTCAACATCATCATTTATTTCCACTACAGGAAGCTGAAAACTGTTTGCAAAATAACCACTTCTATTTTCGCTGCCTGCCCAATCTGGAGTACTGCCTATTGCTGGCACCATATGGTGTGCAGTTGGATTTACCACACTTCCAAGATAATAACCTTGATTTGGATCACCCTGTGCAAAAAAGCAAATTACTTCTGTGTCAATATCCGGAGGCGTAAACCACATACCATAGCTGTGTGGGTTGCCTGTAAATGTTCCTGATCCTCTGATATCGCCGTCTGCCAAGTTGGTTGCACCATAAAATGGACTTACATAACTGACTTTAATCCATGCATTTGCATCATCTTCTGATCCACCGAGATAGCTGATATACACGTCCAACTGTCCAGTTCTTGCAGTGTCTACATTATTTTTTACTTTTCCAACATAAAGACCAAGATCAATGGGTACATCACCAGCTCCGGGTGTGTATGCTTTTGGTCTGCCTATGCTTTTATCAATGTTTTCACTCATTGTCTATCCTAGTTGTCGTAAACTGTATCGCCGGCATCGTCATCAGCACTTAGATCACCATAATAACGTTGTAGGTCTGAACTACTGCCGTACACTCTAGTTATTTGTCCGTTGTCTTGTACGTCTCTAAAAGGCAGTCCCCGATCAACGTTAAAGTTGCGGCTGCCAGTTGCTGTAATTTGCCTTGTATTCGTGAAAGTGCCTTCAGGAGCAACTTTAGGAGTTGCGCCAATAGCACCTTTAGGTAAAGATTGTGGTACAAGATTTTGAGGATCAAGATCGTTTTCAATTGGATCAGTGATAAACTTGTCGGTGCTTGCAAATGGTGTATTAGGCACATTCTTGCTGCTTGCAAAACTGCGATTAAAAGCATGAATGTTCTGAGTAAATGCTCCATCTTTGAACACACTTTCACATTTGGTAGCACACCATACCAAAGTTTCGCTTTGTTGTTTTACAAATTGACTGTCATTGGTATTCAGCGGCTGTAGATTTTCATTTAACCCAGTGGTGAGATTTACATCAGTTGCTGGGTTAAAGGTTAATTGAAACAACACTTCTCCTGATTCAGTGTTAATACTACCATCTGGAGTATATGGCTCAAGTATAATTTGATTACTGTATCGACTTTGAGCTTGTTCAATCCAGTCTGGATCGCCAAGTATAACCAATTCAGTGCTAGCCACATCAGCAAAACTATACAGTCGATCAGTTAATGCAGCGGCTGGACGACTGCTGTTGTTTATGCCGCCCTGTAATGTGCTGTTTGGTGCACTTTGATAACTTTGTTTGCTCGGGAAATCTCCTTGCTCACTGTTATCAATCACGCCACTGTCATCTACTGTGGTAACAAAGTTTGCATTAACCTTTACATTAAAATCAAGCACTTCTGTGTTTTGTCCAGTGAACCAATAGTTGTATTCTTTGTGGACACCTAAAAATTGACTTGCCGGAAAAGCCGGAGTTCGAGGAGTATTGATTTTGTAGCGGCTGATGGTATAGGTTAGCTCATAGGCATAGTCGCGTCGTTTTGTATCATATTCTTTGGGCACTGCTGTGACCTTAACCCTATACCATTGCACTGTTTCCACGTCCGGAAGTTTAGAACTAGGCTTACCGGTCTTTTCATCAATGATAACATTCTGCTGACTGGTAACATATGAACTTGCTCTCATTACCAAATCAATTAACTGCACAATCTGTGTACCAGCTGTGACATTGTACACTTGATTGTCTTTGTCGTAAAAAAGTTTACTACCAAGATACTTGTCAATATCAATGCGTTTGTCTGTGGCTGCACCCTTCTTGTTGCGCCTTCCAGGCTTTGGCATTGTTGCGTCAACCAATCCTTTGGCATCTTCTAACACAACTTTGTAGGTATCAGGAAATTCAAAAATGCCTTCGGAGACCAGCAACTCCTGATGCTTGTTAAGTGCTTCACACAATCCTTGTGATATTGTTAGGCCTTTTAGTCCGCGGTTGTTAGTAGTAGGTGGTGTACCGTCAACAGCATCATTTTCATTGGCCTGTCGGTTTGCTAACTCAACATTACCATTAAGCAAAGTTTGTACATCCGGAGCACTCAGTTGTAACTTAAACGGAATAGTACCGCGGCTGGTGCTGAATCCAATATTGCTGTTTACACCAAATGCAGAAATGTCATACACAGTGCCAGCACTTTGTATTGCATAGGTGATGTTTGAAATCTGAAATGGTATAAGTTTGGTTTGATTATTTGAACTGGTGATTTGATTACCACTTTGATCATACCCAATGAAATTAATAACCATTAGATACTGCTGATTAATCCAATTTGCATTCGGCTCATGCAATCCGGTATGTTCGATGGCAGCTTTTTTTAATCTTGACAAGAAAGTAATACCGTTTGGTTCATGCACTTTGAAATTGATGTTTGATTGTGTGTTTGGGCTGTGCATTGCCTGAGTGCCAAACACTGTGGTGATGTTAATATCATCAAGATAAAAATCTAAATCAAAGTATTTGTTTCGTTGTCCTGCAGGTGCACCGCCGCTTTGTATAATCAATTGGTCACTGGGAATTTGATAACTGTCACTTAGCACATACTGCACATATTCTTCTCTGTTCAACAGGTAAATGCTAATTTTATATGTGCTGCTAGCATATCGAGTTAATTCGTTGGGTTTGGTTGTGATTGTTTGTTTGAAAGCATCTGCTATCTCCGGGCGCTGATCTACTGTGCTACTAACACCTACTGCTTCAGCTGATTCGTCTTGACGATCGTCACTGTTGTTGCTTTCGCCTGCTTGTGTTTGACTGCTTTCTAATTCTGGCTGAGCAACAACTTTTCCGTCTTCGAGATTTTCCTCTGTGGGCGGAATAATTGGATCATCTTCACCTTCCTGCCAGCTTACAAGATCATCATCTGTGGGTTCTGGGCTTTGTGTATTCGCACCTTCGCTTTTTGCTTGTTGTTCTTCATCAATACCAGCGCCGCTGACTCTGGTATCTGTCTCTGGGTTTTTCTGACCCGGCTGTACTGCACTACGTGATTGTACGCCAAACTGTCCGTTTCGCTGATAGGCTTGCCTTTGGAGGGTTTGCAGTTCGCCTCGCTGATCATTAAGGCCGTCATTGAGTGTCCAAACTTCTTCCTCAATGGTGGCATATTCAAGTGGGGTTATTTTTCCGCTTGCTAAATCTCTTTCGGCCTTGCCAAGTGTGCGATCAAGTTTATCTTGTTGAAACCCAATGGCCACTTCCTTGGCTCTGATTTGATTGTCTACTTGAAGTGATCCAGCTCCAGCATCAACCTGTCTGGCAATATCTGCAATTTCGTCACGATTGGTAGTGTTTTTGGTTAGAGTTTCTAACCTGACCGATTCGGATAAATCTTTATATTCTTGGCTTGCCACAGTTATCCACCTAGTACAGTTTCAAGTGTGCTTTTCTTTGGCAGATAAATTGTTGTACCTGTGGTAAAATCTCCTAGTGGATCTTGAATTTGATTTGGATTGCGTTGAGCAAACACCCACCAGTAGCCAGGATCACCGTAAAGGTCAAAAGCAAGAAGATCTGGTCGTAAATTGTAAGTTTGCGTAATTGTAAAACTTTGATCGTCCACGAGCTTGGGTATTCTTCTATTGTTTAGAACTCCTAGTACGCCGTTTCTAATTGATGTGGTATAATAAGGACTGCTCGGTGCATACTCAGCCATTACCAATATCCTCCTTTAAGCAATGTTCCATTTGCATAGTCTTTTAGACTAAACTGTTGGCTAACCTGTTGTCTACTCACAATTGGTAATAGATCAAGAGTTATAGTCATTTTGGTCGGCACATAAGTTGCATCACCCGAAATCTCAATATTAGTCGGTGGTGGGAAATTTTGTTCTGCTCCAGGTTGTAAATCTGCACCTGTTAAACGTGCCCATATTGAATCTAAATTCAAACTGTATGCCGCAGTGGATGCTAAAGGTTTTCTAAACTGGAATGTACTGTTGCTGATTTGAACATTATTTGCTCTAATGTAATCAACATCATCTGGTAAGTTATAGTTGAACTGTCGTATAACACAAGGGTGATTGTTGAACTGATAGTTGCCTAAACCTTTGATAAAAACCAACGGTGGTGGTGAGCCACGTTGAGGATCTTGTCCGTAAAACATTTTTGTGCAAGATTTAAAAAACGTGATTGCCGCCAGCAGATAATCTGCTTCGGCTGTATCTTGTGCTGTGAAATCAGCTGTGAGTAAGATTTCGCTCACAAAACTGTTTTTGTAAAAATACTGCTTGTAATTTGTGTGTGTTAAATCATAGTCTGTGTAGTTGGATTGATATGAAATATCAAATCTTGGAGTATAAGGGAAAATAACACCATTTGTTGCAACCAGCGGAGCTAGTATTCCTGGGCCAGTTGGATCTTTGTACAAATAGTTTGCTCCTGGAGCAAGACTCATTTTAACACGCCAGTCGGACGAATTTGAATTTACAGTTTCACGATAGGCTGCTTGGTTACGGGCAACATCTAGTAATCCATTTGTGGTAGCTTCTTCAATGTTGTCAATTGTAGCTTGCAGTTGTTCGATGCCAAGATCGTCGATTGCTGCAATGCTTGGATCGTTTTCTGGTGTTGTTTGCCCAGGAGTGGAAAAAACAACACCTTGAAAATCTCCGATGCCTGTATCGTCGAGTGATGAAATTCCAGCATCGTCTGTGCTAGCGATACCAGCTCTGCGCTGTGCTTCGACTGCACTGATAATGCCTGGATCAACTGGAACGTTTGGAGTGAAGCCAGTACCGCCTGTTACTCCTACATCAACTGTATCAGGAACGGTAATAACAATATCAGCTTCAATATCGTCGTCTCCGTCGAAATAAGGATCCTGTGCTGTGTTGGTTGCTGCTCGTGCGTCTTCTAAATCACCAAGTGCATCTACTGCTACTTGCCGTGCCGCTTGCAAAGCCGTATTTGCTTCATTGACAGCCGCAGAGTTAGGCGGAAACTGTGCTTGTGCTTGTGCAAGAGCTTCTGCCGCTACATTGGCAGCTTGTACTGCGTCTTGTAAATTTTGTTCAGCTTGTTGAACACTCAGTGCCATTGGTTTCTCCTATGCTTTATTTATGGAGTCAAAAAACGGCTAAGTTAATGATTGACAACCCCGCTCAAACCTGTATAATAAGTACATTCCTACGGAGATTCGGATGACCATAAAGCAACCTAAAAAGGTAAACTACCTCAACAACCGTGACATTTTAAAAGAAATTCACCGCAGTAAAAACACCTACTGTTCATATCTAGATCGAGAAACAGATCATCAATACGATATTATCCTACCCAGTGTTGACAAAATCAATCAACGCACTGTAGCAGAAGCAAGACGTAATCGTGCAGATCGACACAAACGCGAAACAGGCGAAGTAATTGATCCTAAAAAGATTCCTAACACTGATCTTGTTTTTCGTATTACCTGTTGGGAACACATTCCTAAAGTACCAAAGAAACTAACAAAAGCACAGCAAAAGAAAAAATCAAAACTAGAAGAACTATTAGAAATGGAAGATGTAGACATGGAAGATGATGGTCTACAGGAACTTATGGAAGACGTCAAACAAGATCTAAACTATGTAAAACTACCGTTTCCTCCATTCTATCATTATCGAATTGATAAAAACAAAGTGCCATATCTAGTGGGCAAGAGTCACTGGAGAGGCAGTTTAGAAGATGGAGAGTTCTGCAAAGACCATGGCATGATGACTCCTAAACTAGCAAATATGTTTATCAAACTGTGCGAGCGTTATGCTACACGAAGCAACTGGCGCGGCTATACCTACAATGAAGAAATGCGTGGGCAAGCATTACTACAACTTAGCCAGATTGGATTGCAGTTTGATGAAAGTAAATCACAGAATCCATTTGCTTATTACACAGCGGCGATTACCAATAGTTTTACACGGGTGTTAAATATTGAAAAGAAAATGCAGAACATCCGTGATGACATTTTAGAACAAAATGGTTTGAATCCAAGTTATACAAGACAGTTTAAAAACAGCCGCGAAGCAAAAGTACTTGCAGAGTACGAAGCTAACGGCCTCGGCGAAGAGTAAAGTATGAGCAAACTATTTGATAGTGCAATAGTGTTTACGGATATTCACTTTGGATTGAAGAGCAATAGCCTTCTACATAACCAAGATTGTGAAAAATTTGTAGAGTGGATCATTGAAACGGCAAAACAACGAGCCATCACGACTGGACTATTTCTTGGCGATTGGCATCATCATAGAGCTAGTATTAACCTTCATACTCTTGATTATTCATTGAGAGCATTGGAAAAACTCAATGCGGCATTTGATCAATTCTACTTTATCCCTGGCAACCACGACTTATACTACAGAGACAAACGTGACATCACAGGAGTAGAGTGGGCAAAACATTTACCCAATATCCACATCTGCAACGATTGGTTTGAAGATGGTGATGTGGTAATTGCTCCATGGCTAGTAGGCGATGATCACAAACGCATACAAAAGATGAATGCTCAATACATTTTTGGGCACTTTGAACTACCACACTTCAAGATGAATGCTATGGTAGAAATGCCTGATCATGGTGAAGTTAAAAACGAGCACTTTGGACACTATGGCAAAGTGTTCTCTGGACATTTTCATCTAAGACAAACAAAAGGCAACATCAACTATATTGGCAATGCTTTTCCGCACAACTTCTCAGATGCTGGCGATGCTGAACGTGGCTGTATGATACTTGATTGGGGCGGAGAGCCAGAATTTGTTTCTTGGCCAGATCAACCACTGTACAAAGTATTGGATCTCAGCACAGTGATTGACAATGCCAGCACCATACTAAAGCCCAAGATGCATGTGCGTGTAAACTTGGATATCGACATCAGCTACGAAGAAGCAAACTTTATCAAAGAAAAGTTTGTAACAGATTATAACCTTCGTGAGATGGCATTGATTCCAAACAAACGTGGTGCATTAGAAAACGAAGTTTCAGTAGGCGAAATCAAATTTGAAAGTGTGGATCAAATTGTCACTGATCAAATCACAAATATTGAAAGTGAATTCTACGATAATAAACTGTTACTCGAAATATATCAAAATCTATAAATGAAAATACTAATCACTGGTAGTGAAGGCCATTTAATGCAAGCATTGATTCCTCGACTGCTTGCACAAGGACACACATTGGTTGGTGTCGATAATCTTTATCGCCACGGTGTTGCCAGCGACCGTGCAGGATCAGATTATGAGCTTGTACAGGTTGACCTTGCTGACCGTAGTCCGACCATTGACATTGCAAAAGGTTTTGATGCTGTGTTTATTGCCGCCGCAAAATTGTATGGTGTCGGTGGCTTTAACCATTATTGTGCTGATATTCTCAGCGATGATACTGCAATACAGGGTAACCTGTTGAGAAGTTGTGTAAAACACAATGTGAAACGGGTTGTGTATATCAGCAGTAGTATGGTATATGAAACATGTATTCAGGATATGGCGCACCCAGTATCTGAAGATCTAACACTGGATTGCACAATACCCCAAACAGATTATGGCTTGAGCAAGTTGTTTGGCGAGCGTTTGTGTTATGCATTTGCACGTCAGTACGGTATTGAATACACCATATGGCGTCCGTTTAACATTATAACACCAACTGAAACTGCCGAAAAAGAGCAAGGTTTTTCTCATGTGTTTGCTGACTTTATGCACAACATACTCGCAGAAAAAATGAATCCACTGCCCATCATTGGGTCAGGCGAACAGATTAGATGTTTTACCTGGATAGACGATGTTGCAAGAGTGATTGCTGATTATAGTTTTGACCAACGTAGCAAAAATCAAGCATTTAATGTTTGCAACGTGGAGCCTATATCCATGAAACAGTTGGCACAAATGATTTATTTTTACACTGGTAGTGTTGAACCTTTGCGATTTGAAACAACAAAACAGTATGCCGATGATGTAAACATACGAATTCCAAGTGTTGACAAACTTTCTACAACATTTGGCAAGCAAGTTTTTCAAAGCACTGAACAAAGCATTAGATGTTGTGTGGAGAACTATCTTGCATAATCTCATGGTTGTTCGGTATGCACAGGGTGCCGCTGGTAAATTTTTAATGACCCTGCTCATGGGCAGTAAAGATGTTGCACACTACGATAGAAACATACAGGTATACAAACCAACTGATATCTTGATGCAATATGTTGTACGCAGTTTTGGCAACTTGCACACATGGCTGGTTGCCGAACCTAATCCTGTGGATGCGTGGAACATACATTGGATCAGCGCCAAAATGCAACGAGGACACAACCAAGATAAATGGCAATTTTTAAATCAGCTGGAAGCCGAAGCCAGCGAATACTTTTGGAAATGTGTTAGCACGAAAAAACTTATACTGCTACACAGTCACAAACCTGATCTTCCTCGGGTATACAAAGAATTACGCTCGTTGGTTATCATTAATGATCCTCCCAGTTTAAAGTTTAAACGCAAAAGCGTTTGGTACAAGCATTATGGTTATAGCAATGGCGAAGTTTATTTGAAAATAAACGATCCAAAAATGTACCCACCTGCAACTCAAAAAATCATGAGTAAGTACAACAACGACGTTTATAAAAAAGACGGGTTGTACAGATTCTATCGTAAAAACATCTGGCGAGATGCCGAAACAAAATACTTTATGGATCCTGATAATTTTACAGAGCCTAAAATACTGCTCAGTGAAATAATCAGCCAGGATAAAATATACCCTGCACTGTGTAGACTCTGCGAAGAGATCAAGATCGCACCACCCGAGCAAGACTATGTTCGTCGAGCACAACAGCATTGGTTGGATCAGCATGACTTCAACTTTTGATCCAAAACAATACACTATTGTTGACGTTATTGATTTGCAGGATTATGACTATCGCATCGAAGCACTGGTAGCCAAACTCAAGAGTCTTAAAAAAGATGTATTTGAACCAGATGAAAAAATACTTGTGTTGCACAACGACACAGAATATTTTTACCTCGACAGCAATGTAGGGTTTAGCACACACAATCTTTTCCGTGCATGGCAATACGCTGACATACCGTGGCATGTGATGGTGCTTTATGCCAATCAATGTGGTATTGAAAAAAGTATAGATCAACACTGGCAGTTTTTAAACGTGGATCGTCCAACTATTGTTGAGAACTTGGTAAACAACTATAACATTTTTTATAGCAAAGACTTTTTGCCAGAACCTGAAGACAAAAAGATTTCACAAAAAGCTGTTTGTTTAATGGGTGGTACTGTTCGCAGTCAACGCATTGCATTATACAAATGGTTAAAGTTTTATCATCTTTTAAACGATGTGTGTACAAGTTTTAGTACCAACTCAAGTATACTTGAACAAACACAAGGCAAAGACTCACATGGCAGGTATAAAAACACTGACCCATTGCCCGACTTGGATACTGTGAGCAGTAATATCTACAGACACAATGAAAGTTTTCTTCTCAAGAGTCCAGCAGATTTTGAGCCTTGGATACACACTGAGACCGAATATCACAAACACACATTCCTGGACCAGGACTTGCACAGAATATACCAAAGTACATTTGCTGATATTGTGTGTGAAACTGTGTTTCAATATCCAGGTGCATTTATCAGTGAAAAAACACTGCGTCCAATCTTAGCAAAAACACCTTTTGTTTTGTTTGGTGCCGCAGGCAGTTTAGCATGTTTGCATAATCATGGCTTTGAAACTTTTGGACATATTTGGGACGAAAGCTATGATTTAGAACAAGATCACCATTTGCGATTTCTGAAATGTTGTAGTATAATAAAAGAGATTGCAAGCATGAGCACACCAGAATGTACAAATCTGTATGAACAATTAAAACCTACAGTAGAACACAACAGACAAGTGTTATTGAAATACATTGATAACACATACCAAACTCTATACAGTGTAGTTGAAAACAAATATGATCGAGATTAAAGACTTAACAGTTAAAAACTTTATGAGTGTGGGTAATGCCACACAGGCTATCAACTTTGATCGCCAGGACTTAACATTGGTACTAGGAGAAAACCTAGACCTTGGTGGCGATGGTAGTCGTAACGGCACTGGCAAAACCACTATTCTCAACGCACTAAGTTATGCACTGTATGGAAGTGCGTTAACCAATATTCGCAAAGACAATTTGATCAACAAAACCAATGGTAAAAACATGTTGGTAAGTTTAGAGTTTGGTGTTAACGGTCAAGAATACCGTGTGGAGCGTGGACGTAAGCCTAACCTGCTAAAGTTTTTTGTGAACAACCAAGAGCAAGAAGCTGAAGATACAGCACAAGGTGACAGCAGACAAACACAAGCAGAAATTGAACGCATACTAGGTCTAAGTCACGACATGTTCAAGCATGTTATGGCATTGAACACTTATACAGAGCCATTCTTAAGCATGAAGAGTAACGATCAACGTGCCATCATTGAAGAACTGTTAGGTATTACACTGCTCAGTGAACGTGCCGAATCAATCAAAGAACAAATGA